CAGACGCTCATCGAAGCCCGCTACGCCCTCCAGGTCAAGGACCCGAACAAATACGGCGCCATCGACCGCGTCCGCGTCTACAACGGCCTCTGGAATTTCCGGGGCCTCTGATTTATGGCGAAATCCATCAAGAAGGCGGTCCGTCAGGCCGTCAAGGACGTCAAGGCATACGCCAAGCGCAAAGGCTTGAAGGCCAACGCCACCGCAGGGGGTGGCTCCGGCATCTTCTCGCAGTTTGAGGGAGCCAAGTTCTCCAACAAGCGCCAATGGATCAACACCCCTTGGCCCGCCGACTTCAAGCGGACGATGACGGTGTTCGACCGCCAGGAGCTGACGCGCAAGATGCGCTGGCTCGCGGTCAACAGCGGCTTGGTCCGCCAGATGGTCAACGACATGGTGATGTATGCCGTCGGCGATGGCATCCGTCCGCAGTCCACCTCGGGCGACCACGTCTGGGATGCCGAGGCCGACCGGGCTTGGGACGATTGGGCGACCTCCCCCTGCGAAATCACGGGCCGCTACAATTTCACCGAATGCCTCCAGATCATCTGCAAGAAAATCGACGTAGATGGTGAAATCTTCGTCCTCAAGACCTACGCCTCAGACGGCTCCCCGCTCATCCAGCTCATCGAGAGCCACCGGGTCGGGACGTCGGTCGAGAGCGGCTCCAAGCTGCCCGAGGGCATGACCGATGGGGTCATGTTCAACAAGTTCGGCGCCGTGGTGGGCTACAACGTCATCCGCTCCGACGGCACGACCCGCCTCATCCCCGCCAACGCGATCTGCCACGTCCACATCCCCGAACAGGTGAGCGGTGCCCGGGCTTACAGCCCCATCCAGCATAGCATCAATAACTTGGTCGACGTCCTGGAGGTGCTTTCCTTGGAGAAGGTCGCCATGAAGGTCGGGGCCGACATCGTCCGCACCGTCACCCGCGAGAACCCGCAGTTCGACGGCTCCGACGCAGACTTCCAAGCCTTCGGGATGCGCCCGCAGGATTACCCCCAAGGCGTCTACGACAACCCCGAACAGGTCGGGACGTTCATCGGCGGCAAGACCCTGTCGCTGGCCCCTGGCGAGGAGCTCAAGATGGTCGAATCGGGCCGCCCCTCGCCGAATGTGGTTTCGTTCATCGAACACAACAACCGCGACTCGACGCAGGGCTTCCTGCCTTGGGAGTTCATCGACCTCACCAAGGCCACCGGGGCCGGGATGCGCGTGACCCTCGGCAAGGTGGACCGCTCCGCCTCCGCCCGCCAACAGGTCCTCATCCGCCTCATCAAGGTCGTCCGCGCCTTCGTCCTCGGGGTCAAGATTACCAGGGGCGAGCTGCGCCCGAACGACAACTTCACCCGGGCCGCCTACGTCACCCCCCGCCGCATCACCGCCGACGCGGGCCGCGAGGCCGCCGCCAACCAGAAGGACATCGAGATGGGCCTCAAGACCCTCTCCGATCACTACGCCGAGAACGGCATGGACGCCCGCGACGAAATCCGCCGCCGGGCCTCCGACGCCCGCCTGATCATCGACGCCGCCGCCGAGTTCAACGTGCCGGTCTCGATGGTCGCCTCCCTCGCGTCGAACGTCCAGCCGGAGGCCATCAACGCCGCCGCCGCTGGCGACGAGGCCAAGCCCAAGGCCGACACCGGCTTCACCCCCTTCCCCTCCGCTGGGAACCCTTAACCACTACTCCCCATGAAATCCCTTCAAAAGGACATCAAGTCCAACCGCCCGGTCCTCATCAAGGGGTCCGACGCCCTCGCCCACATCGAGGCCATGTCCAGCGTCACCATCCCCGCCGGCGCCAAGGCGTCCGAGATGTTCGGCTTCCTTGAGTCCATCTTCGGCCCCAAGGCGTCGATGGAGAAGTTCCCGCCCTTCGCCGTGATTCCGCTCAAGGGGGTCGTGGGCAAGTCCATCCCCGAGATGGAGACCTATTGCGGGTGCTGCGACCTTGAGGAGGTCGAGGAGATGCTGGAGGACGCCGAGCGGGATGAGTCCGTCAAGGTCATCATCCTCGCCATCGACTCCCCTGGCGGCGTTTCCGTTGGCGTGCCCGAATTCGCGGCCCGCATCCGCAACAGCCGCAAGCGCGTCATCGCCTTCACCGACACGGAGGCTTGCTCGGCGGCCTATTGGATTGGCTCCCAGGCGTCCGAATTCTTCGCCACGCCCTCCTCGCAGATCGGCTCCATCGGCTGCTACATCACCTACCTCAACGCCTCCGAAGCCTACCGCAAGGAGGGCTACCGGATGGAGGTCTACAAGTCCGGCGACCTGAAGGGGGCCGGCATCGACGGCACCGACCTCACCGAGGCCCAGAAGAAGATGCTGACCGACCAGACCATCGAAATCCACGAGGACTTCAAGGCCGACGTCCTTGCCGTCCGCTCCTTCGTCCCCGAGTCCGCCATGCAGGGCCAATGCTTCTCCGGCAAGAAGGCCGCCGAGGTGGGCCTTGTGACCGGCTTGGTCAACGGCTTCGACGAGCTGATGCAGAAGCTCGACCCCGAGGTCGCCGCCCAGATGGAGGCCGACGAGAGCAACGATGCCCGCGCCGCCGGCGAGTCCACCCCCGAGGAGACCGCTTCCGCCCGCGCCCTTTCCGGCCTCAAGTTCAACGCCTCGACCAAGGCCCCCAAGGCCGGCGACGACGAGGATGAGGACGATGACGACGACCGCCAGGATTCCCGCAAGGCCAAGGCCGACGATGAGGAGGACGACGAGGACAACGACATCCCCGAATCCAATGAGGACGAAGGCCAGGAAGGCGCTCCCGCCCAGCCCAAGGCCGACGGCGAAGAGGACGAGGAAGAGGAGAAGGAGGAAGGCGAAGGCGAGGAGAAGGCCGAGGACGAATCCGGCTCCGGCGACGATGCCGTCGACACCGACGAGAAGCACGACCGCCAGGGCACCAAGCGCAACCGATCCAAGGGCGTCGCTTGACTGCCGCGTCAATTCAATTCCAACCATGACCCTCGAAGAAACCCTCAAGTCCCTCAAGACCGCGTTCTCCGGCAAGTCTGCCGAAGCCGAGGCCATGTCCAAGGAAATCGCGGCCCTGAAGTCTCAGGTCGAGACCCTCAACGCTGAGAAGGCCCTTGTCCTGGAACAGTTCAACGCCGCTGAAGCGAAGGTCGCCGAGTCGGCCCTCGCCATCGCCAAGGTCGAGGAGCTGAACAAGGCCCTCGCCACCGCCGAGGCCCAGAAGGTCGCCGCCGTCTCGCAGATCGAGTCGGTTGGCAAGGTCGCCGCCAAGATGGTCGCCGCCGTCGGCGCGGCCCCGGTGGAAATCAACCCCGCCGAAGCCGCCGCCTCCCCCAAGACCAACGCCGAGGTCTGGGAGGAGTTCATGACGATGAAGGACGCCGCCAAGAAGCAGGCGTTCTACAACGCCAACCGTGGCGCCATCATCGCCCACCTCGGCATCAAGTAATCCCCCTTTCAACCCCCAATCCCTAATCACTCCCTAACATGAGCAACTCCGTCCTCAACCAGGGCATGGCTCCGCAGTTCGTCGCGTCGGAAACCCTCCGCACGCTCGTCCCGGTCCTCGCCCCCCTCAACAAGATCGTGACCACCGACTTCGGCGCCTACGTCGCCGAGAAGGGTCAGGTCGTCCACACCCGCTTCGCGAACAAGTTCACCGCGTCCACCTACGACCCGGCGAACGGTTTCGTCCCCTCGGCTGCCAACGCCACGGACGTCGCCATCACGCTCGCCGACCACAACTACGTCAGCGCCGCGTTCACCGACACCGAAGTCGCCACCATCAGCCTGGACATGCTTCGCCGCGTGTTCATCGCCCCGATGGCTAACGCCACGGTGAAGTCGCTCTTCGACTCCGTCATCAGCAAGACGACCGCCGCCAACTTCGCCGGCATCGCCTACACCGGCACGAAGGCCAACTTCAACCGCGTCGCCGTCGCCGCCGCCAATCAGGCCGCCACCAAGGCGAACCTTCCCTTTGAAGGCCGCTCGATGCTCCTGACCCCCGACGCCTTCGGTCAGCTGCTCGCCGACCCCTCGGTCGCTCAGTATCTGTCCATCGGTGACACCTCCGTCATCCGCGACGGCAAGGTCGGTCGTCTGCACTCCATCGACATCTACGAATACAACGGCTTCCCGACCTCCGGCACGACCTACACGGAGAAGCTTAATGGCATCCTGTCCTGCCGCGAAGGCCACGTCATCGTGACCCGCGTCCCGGCTGCCCCGACCACCGGCGGTGGCGAGCAGATCACCGTCCAGGACGAAGATTCCAAGTTCGCCTTCGCCCTCCGCCAATGGTATGACTGGTCCAAGGGCACCACGAACATCTCGGCTTCGTGGATCACCGGCGCCTCCGTGGGCAACCCGGACGCCGCCCTCCGCGTCGTTATCTCCGACCTCTAAGCCGCCCTCAAGGCGGTCGGTCAAAGGCCCCCAGCGATGGGGGTCTTTTTTTGTCCCTAAAGGCTTGCCTTCTCTAAATCACGGACAAAGGTTGGGGCCGTGGACGCCATGCTCTGCACCGCCTTTTCCGGTCGCCTCCCCGCCTCTTATGCGGTGGAGCCGAAGCTGGACGGCATCCGCGTCCTGATTTACGCCAACCCCCTCCGCAAGACGGTCAGTTTCAAGACCCGAAACGGTCGGGCCATGCCCTCCCTTGACCACCTAAAGGCCGAGGTTCTGGCTTTCATCGGTCAGTCCCTCAAGGGGGACGTGATTCTGGACGCCGAGGCGACCTGTGGCGGCCTTTCCTTCTTTGATTCGGTCGGACCCCTGCGTGGGGCCAACAAGCCAGCCCTAGGGGCAATCTTGACGGTCTTTGACTTCATCCATGTCTTCCACAACTGCCAGAAGCGCCGCGAGGTCCTTGAGGCGGGGGTGGTCAATCAGCCTTCCGTCCGACTTATCGCCCGCAAGTCCGGCAACCCCGATGTTGAGGCCGAGTTCAAGTCCGCCCTGGAGGCTGGCTTTGAGGGGATTATCATCAAGGACCTTGCCAGCGACTACCAGACCGGGGAACGGTCGGAGGCTTGGCAGAAGATGAAGCAGGAGGAGACCCACGATTGCAAGGTGATTGCCGTGACCGAATGCACCACCCAGAAGGGTCGCATCGGCTCCTTGACCGTCGACTTCAACGGAGTCGAGGTGGCGGTCGGCTCTGGGTTCCGCTCAGACATCCAGCGTCGAAACCTTTGGGAGGCCCGCAAGTCTCTGGTCGGCAGCTTGGTCGAGGTCGGTTGCCACATGGTGACTCCTAACGGCTCGATGCGCCACCCTCGTCTGGTCAAGGTTCGGGCCGATAAGTGAAGGTTTAGCGGCTTTGACTGCCGCGTCACCTCATGGGGAGCATCCAAGACGAGTGGAAGGCCGACGCTCTGGACATCCTTGCGGAGATTCCCAAGGCGGTCACGGTTCGCCACGCCAACGGCACCCCCACGGCCTTCAACGTCCTCCTCGGTGCCCCCATGATCCAGCAGGACATGGAGACCGGCGGCTTCCTCGACTCCGCCTCTTATGAGGTCAAGTTCCACGTCGACGACATCGCCGCCCACCCTGGCGTCGTGGTGAAGGGGAATCTCATCAACTACGTCGGGAAGGACTTCCGCATCGTCGCCATCAACCCGCGCACGAATTCGGCTTGGGTAATCTGTCGCGTCCAAGCCAAGGCCGGTCCGGCCTGACCGATGGGCATCAGGGTCGCCAAAGGGGTCGAGGTGGACGCCGCCGCCTTCATCGCCCATCTCCACGACTTCTCCTTGGTCATGGGGAAGTCATTCGGCGAGGTCGTGCGGGAACAGGCGGGGCTATTCTGCCAGGACATGGTGAAATACACCCGCCCCTTTACGACCCCCTCCAAGGGCAACACCGCCGACTCCAAGAAGGTCGGCCTCCGCAACGTCAACGACTCCCTCTACACCATCTTCCGCCCGCTCAATCGGGCCACCAAGGAACAAGTGGCCTCCATCGGCGACCCTGCCGTGTTCAAGATGTGGAACCGCCGCAACGGAGGGGACAACGTCCGCAAGATGCGCTGGGAGGCTTTCCAAGCCAAATACGGAGGCAAGAAACAGGTGCAGTTCATCGGCGCCGGCGACACCTCCAAGATGAAGGGCATCCACACCTCCCTGCGCCTAGATGCAGGACGCGGCGGCCTGAAGCCCTCGGCCCGGAAGTCCAAGGAACCCTTTGCCATCGTGGAGAAGGAGTCCGACCTCAAGCGATACGTCCGCGAGAAGCAGAAACAGGTCGGCTTCCTCAAGTCCGCCTATTACCACGCCGCAAACAGGATCAGGTCAAAGGAGACCTTCCCGGCCTGGGCGCGTATCTCCGCCGCCTCCGTCAACGCCATCGCCATCGACGAGGCCGGCAAGCCCATGATGCCCGAAATCACCGTCGGGAACACCATCGGGAACAAGCTGAACAACGAGTCCAACCTCCGCATGGCCCTGAACCACCGCGCTTACGCGATGCGGGTCCGCATGGCTGCGGAGCTCAAGAAGCAGGGCCTGACCCTCTGGGAGGCCACCGCCAAGGGCATGGTCGGCGGCACCCGCACCGGCTTCCATTAACCCCCTTATGCCTACCCCCCTCGCCATCCGATCCATCGCCGAGCAGTCGCTCGTCGCCCGGTTCGCCCAATTCGCCGCCGACCTCCCCGGCGTCCAGCTCCACGCGGGCCAGACCGACGAAGTCCGCTCCGTCCCCATCATCATCTTCCACGCCGAGTCCGCCCGGCCCGCCGCCGACCTAGGGGGCTACCCCTTGGGCAATTTCGAGCTGACCGTGAAGATTTACGTCTATTCCAGCGCGGACGATTCGACCCTTGCGGAACACCGCCAGCGCGTCGAGGCGGTTCAGGCCATCATGCAGGACCTCCCCGGCCTCAAGGCCGCTTGGACGCAGGGCAAACTGTATCACGGGTGGTTTTCCTCGGACGAGGAGGGCGTCGCCGACCGCCGCTGGGGCAACCTCATCTCCTACACCCTCTTCGCCGTCTATCCCACGGCTTCTTGACTGCCGCGTCACCTCATAACCAAGCGTCATGGCTCTCCCTCAAACCTTCGGAACGGACCACACCTACGGACTCCTGGACATCACCCAGGACTTCATCACGATCCAGAGCGACGGCATCGACGACTCCTGCGGGGTGGACGTGAAGGTCCTCGACGCGCTGGGCCGCGTTTGCACCGTCCGCAAGGACGACCTCCACAATGCCCTGACCTTCATGGGCATCCTCAAGCCCGGTGGCACCAAGCCTCAGGCTGGTCACGCCGTGACTTTTGACGGCATCAAATACATCGTGGACACTATTTCCAACACCGGCGAAAACACCGGCTTCCGGAAATACACCGTCAAGGCGACCAAGTATCAGCAGGTCGTTATCGCCTAACCTCCAACGGACCTTCCCAACGTGGAAAACCGTTGGATTAAGGTGGCGACGATGCTCCCGCCGACCATCGAGGTCTGCGGGACTCGTCTTTTCCCATTCTGCCTCCGCCATCGCGTGGCGCTTTCGGCTATCGGCTCCCCGGCCCTAGCCCGCGACAAGGAGATGACCGGGGCGGACTTGGTCGCCGCCGTCCGCATCCTATCCTCGCGGACTATCGAGGACATCCGCCGCCCCTCGTCTTGGAAGGAGGCTTGGTGGGCCGCCAAACTGCGCCGCAACCAGAAGGCCCTCGTCGAGGAGGCTTCCAAGCTGATGATCTATTTCGAGGCCCAATCCCTTTGGCCCCGATTCTGGGAGAAGTCCGCCAAGCCCTCCCAATCGACCGGCACGCCTTGGGAATTGGTCGTGGTCGCCTCCCTCATCCGCAACGGCTGCACGACCGAGGAGGCTTGGACGATGCCCGAGGCCGAGGCCATCTGGCTGCACATCGCCCACGTCCAGGCGAACGGCTCAGACGTCACGGTCATCTCCGACGAGGAATGGGATGCCATGCAACGCTACCTCGCCGAGGAGCGCATCCGCAAGGCCGCCGCCGCGTCGACCGAAACCCCCAACCCTAGGGCCAACTAATCTATGGCTGATGACGTCAAAGTGAAATTCGGCGGGGACTTCTCCGACCTCTCAAAGGGAGCCTCCGATGCCGCCACGAAGGCCGGGACGGCTATGCAGGGCTGGGTGTCCGACTTCGCCAAATCCCTCAAGTCGTCCATCGCATCGGCCTTCTCGCTCCAGAACATCGTCGGAACCCTCTACACCAAGGGCCGCGAGCAACTGCGCGAGATGGCGGAATTGGACGTCCTTTCAAAGTCCCTAGGCATTTCCTCCACCGAGCTCCAGCAATTCGCCGAGATGGGAAAACTCGCTGGCTTGTCTCAGGATCAGATGGGCAAGGCCGTCCAGAACGCCAACCGCCTCATCGCCCAAGCCGCCGCCGGAAACAAGGGTTCGCAGGAGGCCCTAAAACAGATGGGCTTCACCCAGAAGGAAGTCACCTCGGGTCAAATCAAGGCCCTGGACATCGTCTACAAGCTCGGAGAGGGCTTCAAGAAGAACGGCAACGAGGTAATCGTCGCCGCCAAGGCGACCGCCGCCTTCGGGGAGGCCGGCAACAGCATGGTGGACATCCTCAGGCAGGGCAACGAGGCCATCCGCGAACGCATCCGCCTGATGTCCATCTACTCCGAGGAATCCGTCAGGGCGGGCCGCCGGGCGAACGACGCCATCGAACGCGGGGAGAAAATCTTCTATCGCGAGACCACCGGAGCGGCCTTCGGAACGCTTGGAGGGGTCGCCAAGACCGCCGAGATGCGCTCCCTCATCTCCGCCACCAAGGAACAGATTGGCATCGGCAGCGGAGGGGCCGAAGTCCAGAACGTCAATCCATTGGCCTCAGAGCTTCAGGACCTGAGCCATAAGCAGATGCAGGACTTTATGAACGCACTCCTGAAGAACGCCGCCATGAAGGGCATCACCGCCCAAGACGTCGCCGATTTCTTCAAGAGCAAATCCCAGAGCCAGATTGGCGAGCAGTCCAGGATGCTTTCCGGGCGAATCGCCTCCTATGCCCAGCTTGCGGCGGTCGAGGAGGAAAACCTCAAGAAGCAGCAACTCGGCAAGTCCCGCTTCGTCTCCGAAGCCACCCCCGTCCT